AAATATATTAAAATTAAAATTCTATACCAAATTCACAAAGCTCCTTATTATCAGCATAAGGACAAAATCTACAACTATTCCCAGGTTTAGGTAAATGTATGGAATCCTTATGGCCTGATTTATTAAATGCTTCTGATATAAAAGTATTTAAAAATTTAGTAGCCTTATTTACTTTAACTTTGCCTGATGCCGGTTTAAATGTTTGAATTCTGGAAATAGCAAAATCTGAGAATTCGGGTACTTTTCGTTTAACAATAAAAAACTCTACGTCTATTTTTTCTAATGGGACCCCATATTGTTCAGAAAAAAACTTTTTATACAATACTAATTGAGTTTGTTTAATTTCATTCTTTTTAGTTTTATTACCCCACCCCCTAGTAGAAGTTTTTATATCATAGATACGAAATTTATCTTCCCATTCATCATATAATACTAAATCTAAATAACCCATATACATGATATTATTTAGTTTTTTATCCGGTTGTATTATAATAGGAACTTCACATCCTACTAAAAAGGTATCCCTTCTAGTAAAATATTTTCTTCTTCGTTTTTTAAAAAAATCTATAATGGCTACTCCATCCTCATAAAATTCCCTCATTTCACCCGGGGTAGTAAAATGTTTATTATTATTAGATTTAAATTGGTTAGTATAATTTTCCCGAAAAGAATTTTCAAATATATTTATAGTGTCCTCTCTATCTGCAGCCGCTCCAGATACCTCAAACATAGTAGTCATGTAGTGCTGTAAAGCTTCATGTAAGGCGGTTCCAAAAACTGTATGTATGTTTGATGTAAAAATTTTATGACCATCTCTATACATAAGAGCCCATTTCTTAGGGCATTCCAAAAACATGGACATTTGTGAGTATGATATATTCTTTTGATAAGAATAATTAATCTCCGGCAATTCAAAATTTTGAATTTCTTTAACTATTTTAGGAATTTTTCTTTTAGCCATTTTAGGCTTTTAATAATTTAGTAATTTCCTTTTTTTCAAAACCCATTTGACTTAAAATATTTTTAATTTTAGGTTTTCCTAAAACGTTGAAATATTCTTCAGCTTCCTTTTTGGAACATTCAAAATGATTAGATAATAATTCCATTAAATCTACATTATATTTAACATTATTACCCTTAATATATTTGAGAAATACTTTACGTTTAGGGATTAATTCCCTGTAAATTATATATATTTGTTTTTTTTCAGTAGGTAAAATAGTTTGAATTTCATTAGATAATTCTATATAGTAGGGATTCATGGAAATAAACCTATGAATCATATAACTATTAAATGATTCCCAATCTTGTTCACTAAATGAATCTATGGGGGATTTTTTATAGGTAATTTCTTCTAACCAATTCCAAATTGTCATACGCAATATTCACTATATTCCTCACGTAAATCAGGTGGGATAGTATCCTTAAGAATTTTTCCCGTTTTAACATCATAAAAAACCGGAAGAGGTAAAAGAGCATCCTCATCAGTTCCTGCTACAAATTTAGATACTTGACGTAAAATCATACCCTGCTGAAATATTACATCCCCATCTGGGGTTTTAATAGCAGTGGTGTTCTTCATATCAATGTTGAGTTGTGGTTGATTTGCTTGTTGTTTCATAATAAAATTTAAATAATTACATTTGATTTTTTTAATTCAATAATTTTGGAAATGGCAGACATAATATTAATCTCCTTATCAATTCTAAAATTAGCCTGATATAAGTGGGTATTAAGTATTACGGCTATAGAACCTTCCAATTCCGGAGCATACTTAGAAGCATAATCAAATAAAGCCCTAAATAATTCCTCATAATCATTTACTCCTGAATCTGCTATGATTTGGCGTAAATTTTTAAAATTAGGTTTTATACTAGATAACTCCTTAATAACGTTTTTAATATAATTAGATGATACTAAAATATTTTCATCAGGCTGTAATTTGCCATCATTAATAGAGAATTGTACAGTATTAAGTATTTTCCTTAAATCAGGATAATGTTTATTTACTATAGTACCTATAGCTTCTAGTTCAAACTTTACATCTTCCTTACATAAAATATCATGTACATGGCGTGCTATCTCTTGCTTAGATTGAGGTACTATTTTAAGTACTTGACATCTAGATTGTAGCGGATCAATTATTCGTTCAATAAAATTACACGTCATGATAAAACGTGTGTTGCGGGAAAATGTTTCTATTATATTTCTAAGAGATGCTTGTGCTTGAATAGTTAAAAAATCAGCCTCATCTAAAATAATAATTTTTATGGATTTAAATGATGCTACACTAGCAAAGTCCACTACTTTATTTCTAATAGTTTCTATACCCCGTTCATCAGAAGCATTAATGTATAGGTAATCACAATCTAAATTCTTAACTATAATTTTAGCTAATGTAGTTTTGCCACTCCCCGCAGGTCCATAAAATATAAAATTTTGGATATCATTGTTACTTAAATATTGAGAAATTGTCTGTTTAACATTCTCATTACCTACAAATGTATCCAAATTTTGGGGACGGTACTTCTCATTAAGAAGAGTATGATTCATAACTTATTATTTATATGAAGTTACGCACCTTGTTTGAATTCTCCAAATAAACCATAACGTTTCTCTGGTTCTTCTTTAACTATGATTTCCTCTTCTTTAGTTTTAAGAGCATATAACTTAGAGTCCAAGGGGGCTAATCTATACTCCCCCTTGAACTCAGTAGCTTGGAAATAGGCCTCTAGTACATCCGTAAGAGAGGGGTGGATAGTTTCATAGGGATCATCCTTTAAAATCCACTTATCCCCGGGGGGTACCCTAACTGCTATGAGTTCATGAAATTCAACTATTTCAGTCCGATTTTCCATTAAAACATACCATTATAGTTAGGAGTAGCCTCTTCCTCACTAGGTTCTTCCACTACTACACATTCTGTTAATAATACTGTACCAGCAACTGATGAAGCATTTTCAAGAGCAGTTCTAGTTACTTTAGTAGGATCTATAATACCTGATTTTCTCATATCAATATATGATTCATTTTTTAGGTCAAATCCCGTCCATGTATCATCTGAGTCTAAAATAGTATTAATAGTTTCATAGATAACACTAGGGCCATAACCAGCATTAAATAAAATTTGTTCCAAAGGTTTATAACATGCCTGTTTTACTAAATCGATACCTAAACAAAAATCCTGAGATAGGGAGCTATTTTTATGATTCAGAGCTTCACTGGCATAAATAAGTGCCGCTCCACCTCCAGGCACAATACCTTCCTCTAATGCCGCTTTTGTTGCATTAAGGGCATCATCCACCCTATCCTTTTTTTCATGCATTTCGGTTTCATTATAACCACCTACATGAATTATAGAGACACCACCAACCATTCTACCTAAACGATCTTGTAATTTTTCTATTTCAAATGGAGACGCAGCGTTTTCAATTTGAAATTGTAGTTCACCTACCCTGTTATCAATACTTTTAACTTCACCCTTACCATCTACAATAGTAGTTTGATCCTTAGTAATTGTAACCGTACGAGCTTCACCAAACCAATCCCAACTGAATTTTTCAAGTTTCATTCCCTTGTTTTTATCAAATACCTGACCACCAGTGAGTATGGCAATATCCTCAAGAACTAACTTTTGTCTATCACCAAATTCAGGTGCCTTTACAGCAGCAACCTTTAGAGTACCTCTAGCTTTATTAACAATAAGTGTTGCTAAAGCTTCATTATCAATATCACTAGCTATAATAAGAAGAGACTTATTAGTAGTAGAAACACTTTCTAAAATTGGAAGTAAATCTTTAACAGTAGAAAATTTATGATCCGCAATTAGGATATATGGGTTTTCTAAAGTACAAGTCATAGTTGAATTATCAGTAACAAAGAAATGAGATTTATAACCCCTATCAAACTGCATACCCTCTACCGTTTCAAGATAAGTTTCCCCAGATTTGGATTCTTCAATATGTACAATTCCATCTCTACCTACTTTATCAATAGCAGATGCAATAAGTTTACCAACTTCAGGGTCATTATTGGCTGATATAGTGGCTACTTGTTCCAATTGTTCCTCAGAGGAAATATCCTCTGCTACTTTTTCCTTAAGACAATCAACTACTTTTTTAGTGGCATAATCAATACCTCTTTTAACTTCTACTGCATTTACACCTCTATTAATACTAGATAAACCTTTTTTAATAATTTCTCTAGCTAATAATGTAGATGTAGTAGTACCATCACCTGCTGAATCCGCGGTTTGGATAGCTGCTTGTTTTACTAACTGGACACCTGATTCTTTAATAGGATCCTTTAAATTAATATTTTTAGCTACTGTTACTCCATCCTTAGTAGACTTAATAGGTTCATGAGATTTGGAAATTACTACATTCCTCCCATTAGGGCCTAAGGTGGAAATAACAGCATCAGCTAAGGTATCAATACCTTCAACTAACTTTTCTCGAGCATCTGCTCCTAATTCAATAATTTTAGACATATACTTTTATTTAAAATGGTAACTCTTGTTGATAATTTTCATCAGTAATGCGGGCTAGTATTTGGTTTTCAGGGCCGACATGATATTCTTCCCCATCAAATTCCATACGGGTAAATCCCATAGTAGGTATAATAACGGTTTGTCCCACCTTTACTGTGGTAGGAATTAAACTTCCATTAATAGTGGGTTTTCCAGGACCAACTGCTATAACTACAGCATGTTGGTTTTTCTCTTTACCTAAATCTGGTACAACAATAGATCCGTATGTGGTTTCATCTTCCTCAACGGGTTTAACAATAACTGCATCAAATAATGCTTCTAATTTTTTCATAAGACTTTTTAGAATTTAAATATATAAAAAATAACCTAGGAGGCC